TTTTAACATAATAATCTATGCCAAATAATTTATAATGAAAATATCCGCCTTCTTTGATTTTTATATACAGAAAGTTATTAATATGAGTATCATTATGATTATATTTAGCATATTTATTAAAAAACATCATTGAAAGATAAATCTGAATAAATGCATTTCGAAGAATATCGTTAAAACCTTCTTTGCCATATAAATCTGCTATAAAATAAGATAATGTATTATCGGCTAGTTCGGTTATTATGAAATAACCATTATTAGCAAATCGAATTTCATTAAAATCGGATTTTTTATTTTTGCATGTTAAATATCCGTAAGAAAATAGAAAATGCGGACATTTCATATCAACTAAAAGTCGTGTTAGTTTTTTTCCTATTTTTATTTCTTTCCTGTTTTTTCTAGTAATTTCGCAAATCTTAACAGCAAATTTAAATATTTTTCCTAATTCCTTTTTTTGTATTGTTGTCGGAATATAATGACCATGATAAACAACACCATAGCTTCCAGGATGGCCTACTTGTTTATCTAAAATAATCTGATTACCCAAATGCAATTCATTGTTTATTTTCTTAATACAATTATATTTTAATTCAGTTTTTATTTTATTTATATAATTATTAATAATGACAAAATAATTAATTCTATCAATAATATTCTTAGTAACACGTTTGAGGATAGGATTAAATACGTTTAATATCTTTTTGTTATAACACAATTTCGAAAAAATATTATAATCATTTCCATTTTCTTTAATCTTGCCATTGGTTATAGGATTTTTATTTTTGTTTGCTATCCATTTTTTACAGATAGTTATTTTTGCATCAGGTTTATTAATATCATCACATAATTTAGAGATATATTTATAAGTTGTGCCATTCAATTTAATTTTACGATTATTAATAGGATTAATAGTTTTATCAATTTTCCATTTATCGCACAGTTCAGAATTAGTCATTTAATAGTAAGTAATATTATATTTTATTTGCTACTAGTAAATAAAATGAAGAAGTATATATTTATAATCGATTTAGATAATACATTGATAGGAAATTGTGAATATCAAATTGCCCTATTTTCAAAACACAATTTTATTAAGAAATACAAAGGACCAAATATAAATATAAATAAAACCCTAGCACCTTATTATAACCAAAATAATAAATTGTTAAGACCTCATTTTATTTATTTTATGAATAAGATGAAAGAAATGTATAATGCGAATGTTTCGTTTTATATTTATACTGCATCAACAAAAAATTGGGCCAACACACAAATAAAAATAATAGAAAAAGAAAATAAGATTAAATTTAACCGACCTATATTCACCAGAACTGATTGTTTTTGTAATGAAAAAATTAATAATGGTTTCAAAAAATCAATAAACAAAATACTGCCAAGACTAAAAGCAACAAAAGAAAGTGATATTATTATTATCGACGATTCAGACGTCTTTTTAGATTATACTGAATATCATATTAAATGCAATGCATATAACTTTACATTATTCAGTGATAATAATTATCATTTATCTTCGATATATCACGAAGATTTAACCAGAGGAATGACTTGTCCCTATAATCATAATGATTGTAGTATAAAAAACAAAATGAAATTATATAAATGGTTATATAAAACGATTATTGATATTAATAAATTTAATGAAAAATATAAATCAGATAAATTTTGGTTAAATTTAGCGAATGCTATAGAAGCTAATAAAATAACTAATTATTCTCCTGATGTTATAAAACAACTGACTAAAATTGCTAATCATAATAATTAACAACTGGCATATAAGCTGGATAACTATTGCAATAAGTTGATTTATAAATATAAAAGAACCAATAGAAAGGACCGAATAACATAGCTATTAGTAATCCAGCAATTTTATCACCTAACGATGAATCATAAAATAAACAAGCAATAGACGCAAAAAATGCTGATAATCCTGCAACAATCCATATAGACAAAAATATTAATCCCCACCATACGTAATATATCCATATTATAATTTGACTTAAAATATTATATTCTGATACATTATAATAAGAACTTATTTTAACTGTATTAGAGAAAGGTTCTCTTTTTTCATTAAGTTTTAAATCTCTTGTGAAATCGGTCATTTAATATAATCTATTATTATAAAATATTAAATTTTTAAAGTTAAATAATAATAAGCACACATTAAATAAGCATCACAAATATCATCTTTTTTTTTATGTGATTTTATGATATCAATAATTTTATTATCCATGAATTTATCAACCGTTGAAATTAAATGTAATGTAAAATTAATGGAATCAACCTTATTTTGTTTATATTTTGTTGTTTCAGCAGTATCAGATGTCATATAATTTGACATTAATTTTAATTTATGTTTAGGAGAAATATAAGTAGTTGAAATATCTAAACTTTGATGTTTCGATAGAACTTTAAAATAAGTATTTATACATGTCTGAATAGTTCGCATAATTGATGTCATTTGACATTCGATGAGAATAATCAAAGGTTCGTTTATGTCGATTGAACTATCACTCATAATATCATCTAAAAATTCGATGGTGTTATCAATCATATTTTGAATATTTGATTTATCTGAATTTAAATTAACTTTAGACAACGTAATTATTTTAAATTTATTATCATCTGTTACATTGGCTAAACAATAAGCCATATTAGTAATGCCGACATCAAAGGATAATAATTGTTTCATATTATTATAATAATATGAAAACTTTATTTATCTTTAGACGTGACTTAAGAACGTTCGATAATACCGCTCTAAATAGGGTAGTTGAAAAATATCCAAAAACCGAGATAATACCGATATTTATATTTAACAAAAAACAAATAGAAGAAACGGATAATAAATATTATTCTAAAAATGCTGTTCAATTTTTGTTTGAAAGTCTTGATGAAATCAGTGATTTTACAAATTTCTTTTATACATCAACGAATGATATACCAATTCTAGAAACGTTATTTAATAAATATAAATTTGATAATCTAGCTTTTAATATCGACTATACACCATATGCTATAAAAAGAGATAAAGAAATTAAGGCATGGGCCAATGAGAAAAAAGTTGAATTAATAACATTCGAAGACTACACTTTACATAACATCGGCGAAATAGTGAAAGATAATAAAGAACCTTATCAAAAATTTACGCCATTTTATAAGAAAAGTATAATAAAAAAGCCTCGTTCATTATTGACAAATACCAAATTTAAATTTATAACTGACAATAAACAATCATTAGATAAATATAATTATTTGAGACCCGATGAAAATAAAATGATATCAGTTAATGGAGGTCGTAAAAAAGGGTTAGAAATTCTCGCAAAATTGAAGAAAGGTATTTTTGATAATTATGATAAAGACAGAGATTATCCATTCTTAGACAGAACAACGAAATTAAGCGCTTATATTAAATTCGGCTGTGTTAGTATTAGAGAAATTTATTATAATTTACCCGTAAAACATGGTATAATTAGAGAATTGTTTTGGCATGATTTTTATGCAAATATTACTTATTATTTTCCATATATATTTGGAGGTTCATTTATTAAAAAATATGATGTCATCAAATGGCACGAAAACGAAGAATTATTAAATAAATGGAAAAAAGGAATGACCGGTTTTCCGATTGTGGATGCAGCCATGAGACAATTAAACACAATCGGATGGATGCATAACCGTTGTAGAATGATAGTAGCTTCATTTTTAGTTAAAAATTTATTGATTGATTGGAGAAAAGGTGAAGAATATTTCGCTAAATCATTAGTAGATTATGACCCATCTTCAAATAATGGCGGTTGGCAATGGTGTGCATCGACAGGCACAGATAGCCAACCTTATTTTAGGGTATTTTCGCCATCATTACAAATGAAAAAATACGATTCCGAATGTGTATTTATAAAAAAATGGGTTGAAGAATTAAGAAACGTAGATAATAAAATTATCTTAAATTGGGAAACAAAACAATATAATAATATTGATTATCCTAAACCTATTGTCAATACCAAAACTACCGCCGCATTATTCATAAAAACATTTAAGGAAATTTAAACAATCTTCTTAAGTGCTTTTATAATACTAGGAAGAGTAATATAAGAACATTCATTTTTGAGAGAAGAATTTTCACAATAAGTTTTATAAGATTTGTAGATATTGAATATTAGGTCTTTCATATTCTTGAAATTATCTTCATATTTTAAATTATATTTATCTATAATTTTTTGCATTTCTTCTATTGTAGTATTTGTATCAATGTTAGAAACTACTTCATAAGGTATATTTTCATATTTAATAAAATTACAATAAATAACATCTCTCATTGAATTATAAGTTTCTATATCTATTATCTCGTTTTTCAATTGTTCTTTGGTTATAAAATCTACTTCATTCTCAATCGCAAATTCTAATAATTTGTTTTTATTCATCTTATCCAAGTTTTGACATAATAGACCCTTATTCAAGAAATGTATTTTGATACTATTAATCAAATCAATTCTTGTCAATCGTTGGTTATTAATTTCTGCCATATTGCATTTGTTTTTTAAAATAAATAAATCATTTTTTTAATGTAAATGTTAAAAAAAATGATTTAAATTATTGATATAATTTTCACATTATAGCAATGTCTCTGCATAACGAAAAGTTTTATGAAAATGAAGCCGGTGTTTATTTCAAGTCTGGATATCCTTCACAATGGTTTATTTCTCATTTCGTTATCGATGATGTGGAATATAACTGTTGCGAACAATATATGATGGCTCAGAAGGCTGTTGTTTTCGAAGACTTCGAATCGCACTTCAGAATTATGAATTTAGCCGAACCTAAAGAACAAAAATCTATTGGCCGGCTTGTCAAGAATTTTGACGAAGATAAATGGAATGCTGTCGCCGATGAGGTTGTCTATAAGGCAAATCTCGCCAAGTTCTCGCAAAATCCCGAATTGCGTCAGAAGTTGCTGGAAACGAATGATAAGATTTTCGTTGAATGCTCTCCTTATGATAAAATCTGGGGGAATGGGTTGAATATCAGCGAAACACTCGTCACGCCCATGAATGAATGGAAGGGAACTAATCGGTTGGGTAAAGCAATCATGAGAGTTCGAGCAACTCTGCAAGAATGCAATTGAAAAAATAAAAATTGAAAAAAAGTTCATAATTTTGGACTTTTTATTCATCGCTTTCGGTTCCGGGTTCTTGTTCTACAACTGGTTCTTTAGTTTCTGCTTTTCTTTTATTCCAATTGGCTGTTGCCTGTCGCATTCTGTCTTTTGGACTTGCTCCATCATTCTTTAGTAGTTCCATTTGTTCTTTAATGAAGATGTTATAGGCTGATGGAGCTTTTTTGACCTTTTCAGCTCCATCGGCTGATTTCTTATTACCACTTGATTTATACGCGCTTTTTAATAGGGTCGTTAGTTCAGCTAGAGTATATGATTTAGTAAGGTCGACAGATGATGAGAAGTTATTGATAATTTGTTGGGTGTTTGTCATTTTAGATTATAATATTATCAAATGTTTATATCGATTTCGAAAAAAAATGATTATTATTGTAATATTATAAAATATCAATGAATAAAAGCGGTTATAAATCATTTCAAGACCTTAAACCTGTCGTTCTGATTAATAATCAAAATAAAAAAAAGAATAATACTATCACTGCAAAAACAAAATCATGTTCTAATATTCATATTCATAAACCAGTTATTGACGAAGACGGCGAAATGCCTAAAGCTACTTATTATACTAAAGAACAACGAGATGCGATTATATTTGCTAGAAATGCTCAAAACTTAACTCAGCTTCAATTAGCACAAAAAATTTATTGTGGCCTAAAAGCTGATTATATCTGCGATATTGAAAATGGTAAAACTCCATATAATCAAACGGCTTATAGAAAAATATGTAAAGTTCTTAGGATTGAACCCTTGATTTAATTAAATCAATTTCTGTCTTCAGTTCTTTTATTGCTTCTATTATCAAACCCGCCAAATTACCATATGCTATGCTATAAAATCCATTATTATCAGTTAATACTGCTTCGGGTAATACTTCATTAACTTCTTGAGCAATTAAACCTGTTTTTCTATTTTCGTCAGTATTTGTTTTATAAGTTATACCATTTAATGATATCAATTTATCTAATGCATTTTCTATTTTTTTTATATCTGTCTTCAGTCTTTTATCTGAAGACCACGTAAATGTTCCACTTGTATGAATTACAAAACTTGAACCTACATTACTAATTGTTAAAGCTTCATTATATAATGTTTTGCCATCTATAAAATAACTACTATTATAAGGTATGGTTGTTAAATCCTTCCAAATTGCAAAAACACCATTCGAATTACCAATCCTATAAATAGAATTAACGTTATTAAATGTTCCTGGTTGAGTTACTTTGCTTATAAAATGTGCGAAGGAATTTGAACTACCTGAATTTAAAGTAAGTAAATTATCATTTCCATTATAATTATTAATTTGAAATATATTATTATTAATTTCATTTATATTATTGCCATTGATTAAAACACCGCCTTTATAATAATCATTTAAACCTACGCCAGGATTTAAAACAATGTTTTTAGAATGTAATTCTAAGTTGGCCGTAGATGAAATATTATTCATCAATGATAAGATATTATCATATAACGATATACCATCAGAATTATAAATATCTCCTTTTAAATATATATTATTAGTTTCTATATTTCCTGCCGTTGTCAAAGTGCCAATAGAATTGATATTCAAAAGTTTGTTATCATTCAAATAAATCTCATAATCGTCAGTATAACTATAAATATTATGACTATTATTATAAATATTTAATTGTTTTATTATTGGTTTTTTGGCATATACATTGATATATTCTATTTCTAATTTAGTTTGGTCTAAATTATTGTCTTTATCAAAATACAAATCATAATAATCAATAACAGTTATATTTATAGGAATATTATAAATTAATTCAAATATGCAAACTGGATAATTAATTGTTTTATATTCAGGTGTTGAAGAATATCTATGTTTTACTATTGCAGGTTCAAATGTTTTCAAATAATTCAAAGTATTAGAAATTGTAACATAATTATTTGTTATTGTCTTAGTTATGGTATTGCTAAAACTACCATTATATAAACTAGTTGGAACTATATTTACAGGTCTATTAAGGTCATAATTGTATCTATTCAAAGTTAAATTTAATGTTTCTATTTGAAATGTTTTATATTTATTGAAATATATGTTATTTCTAACTTTGATTTTATTTACACCTATAACATAATCAATGGCTATTGTAATATAATCAGTTTCAAGAGTGGTGTTCGATTGTCTCAATACCGTAGATAGTAAATAATCATATGGTTGAGAACCAATAACCGACAATGGAGAAACATAAAATTCAGTTACACTATTTGCTGTAGGAGTTATATAAGTTATTGTATATGAATTACCTCCAAAATTAAATGTATGATTATGAGTATTATAATTATTGATTGTATATGATAATTTAGGATTGTTTAGATTTATTTTTGGTAATAAATTTACGATATTGGCTTCTGGCGTTTCTGTAAATGTGAATGGATTTGTTTCATTGATATTATTATAACTAACTATTACATTCGAAAATACATAATTAATAGAATTTATTTCTACATTACAATATACTTCAAATGATGTCTTAGAAATGTCATAAGTATCTGTATCTATATTTTTTGAATATACTAAACCGTTTGGTGAATATTCGGTTAGTAATTTTTGTTTTAATGTAATTAATGATGTCTTTATAGGTGATATATTATAAGTATTTTTTAATTCCAATGAAGTTTTATCTGTTAAACTATTAATAGTTACTGTTGAATTATTAGAAGTTGTATTTATTGAAAGTCCATTAGAATTTATATTTATTATAGAACTTGTATTATAAATAAAATTTAATTTGTCTGAAGCTGAAATCGTCCATTTATTTGTATTGTTACATAAAACAATAGAAGCTGGATTATTAGAAGGATTTGTCAATTTTAATAAATAATTGGCAGTGCTTTCATTAATATGAACTACTGCGTCTTGAACAACACAGTTATAATTGCTATCGTAGAAATTACCACCACCGATATTAAAAATATTATTGATATCATTCGTATAAATACTAAAATAAGGATTATTCAAATTCTGTTTTCTTACAATTTCAAATATAGAATTATTTGATGTTGCATTGACTAATTCTAAATTATCTCGTCTATAAATATGAGATAATTTCAATGATACCCCGTCAAACATTGAATTATGATAATCGGCTATTGACGTATCAACCAAATTAATATCAATAGCCGATGAAGTTTTTAAGGCTAATGAATTTTCTGTTGATGATATGAATTTATTTGCCTTAACATTAAAACTACAAGAACAACTATTTGGATTATAATTATAAATATATGCAGAAGAAGCCGCTGTTATTTGTTCATCAACGTTTTCTATCCATCTTGAATAGTCGTTCGCATGTCCTATTAATAACGATTTCGTAGGCAATAATTTAATATTATTACCTATTATCAAAACGTCTGTATTTTGACCTTCTTGACTATTTATTGGCGTCTCTGTTGGTATCAGGGCATTTAACGAATATGAAACACTCGCAAATAATACTATCTGACGTGAAATAACTGCCCATGACCTATTTAAATAAACATTCGCATATTCGCTCATAGAATTTAACAAAGGCAAAATAGATAATGATGAAATCACATAAATGCCGATATGGTCAGTTATTGCTGCGACTACTTGAGAAGCCGAATTAGCGAAATCAAAACTTTTATTTATAAAATTTATATATTTATTTGTAATATGTAAGATTAATTCGAGTAATATCGCCGATTGAGTTGAATAATTAGATAAATTCGAAGCGTCGGCATCTAGTTCCGTTAAGAGATTTATGCAAATATCAGCCATATTCATGAGTTTTTGATAAGCATCTGTTAAATATTCTTCTATGATATATCCAGCAAATAATGTCACAAGATTAGCTTTATAAGTAATGAATACATCTTTTTCAGAATTAATAAAACTTTTAATTTTATTAATTCCACTTCCTATTTCTTGTAAGTTTTGATAATATTCAAGTTTTTCACTATAATCAGGGTCATATTTAGAAATATCAAAATCTAAATTACTCGCAAGAACACGATTAGAGCCTGATTTATCTAAATAAATCTGTAGATTGGTATCTATAGAACTTAATAATCTATCTGATGCTAATTTGGTATTAGTTGTTATTGATGGTTTATAAATGTTTTTTGCCAAATTAATGTTATTATACAAATCAGCATAATTATTAACGATTTTATCAGTTATATTTGATGATGAAATTAAAATATTAGATGCATTAATATAATTACTAAAAATTAAATCAGTTATTATTATGCCATTTTTATTGATATCAACATTAGAACAAGTCCTATAAACTTGTGAAGCATAATTACAATTAATCAATGCATCTGATACATAATTCGTAATATTTGTAGTAATTGTATTTAAAAGATTAGCATAATTGGATGTATTCGCATAAATATTTGATGCAACAATTTGATTACAATTATTGATATTATTAATATTATCAATATCATGAATGAAAAATCTATCATTATAAATATTTGAAAAATTTATATTACTAGAAATAGCTTTTGTATAATTAGCATAAGCAAGATTAGAATAACTATCAGCAATAGGTATTAAGGGCTGTATATTTGTTTTGATTGTATTTAAGGTATTATAGATATCAGTAGAAATCAAATATAAATTAGTTGAATAATTCAAATTACTCTGAGAATTGTTTTTGACTACATTACAAGAAGTTGAACCTGCACCTGCGTTGAATATATAATAATTACTGTTATTATTATCGTTGTAAGTTTCTACAGTTCTCAAATATACATATCTGGAATAGATGTTAGAAGTTATTGAATAGTTGGTGGCAAGATTAGAATAAGAAGCTGCTGTTGCTGTAATGTCTATATTCAAATTGCTTGAAGTATTTATGATAGTATTTGCATTTTGGGCATAACTCAAATAACTACGAGTAGGTAAAGACAATGTTTTATAAATCTTTGTAGCTAAATCCAAATTCGATTTAGAATTATTTAAATTTATGGTTGAAACATTCTTAACGGGTGTTATTATAGATAAATTCAAATTAGAATAGTTCGAGTTGTAAGTTATAAAATTATTACTATTTAAATAAATATTATTTGAATTTAATGTAGAATAATTATAATTACAAGATAATATATCAGTATAATCGCTTATTTGTATTGTTGTCGATATTAAGGAATTATAATAATTAGAACTTGCGACATAATGATTAGACATTATTACCATATCATTCGAAACTGATGTCAAATAGCTTTGATTGAACGGCGAAACAATTGGGATATTATTATAACTATTTGCATTAGAGATGGTATCCAAAGAAGATGAATAAATATTCGAACTAACTCTTGTAATAATATTTATATCATCATTATAAGTTATTGAAGCATAAGAAGATTTTATATTATTCATATTTTCAAATGAATTATTTGTAGTAGTAATTGTAATTATTGGTTTTGTTTTAATATTTCTGACTGATTCATAAATATTACTAGAAATAATATAATTACTATAAGCATAATTTTTATTACTTTCTGCTGATTGTATTAAATTTGTAGGTGTAAGAATAATTCCAGAGCCAGTATTTTGACTTATATAAGTCAAATAATTATTATGACTAGTTGTTTTATAAGTAGTCATATCCGTTTTTAAATTTTCGTCATAATTGATAACATTATTGATATTAGAATAATTGATAATAGCAGAATTCAAATTAGAATTTAATAAATAGATATTAGAACTTATATTATAATTGGATAAAGAATTGTTAATATTCAAAGTCAAATTTAAATTAAGATTGTCATCCGTGATATTATTATTAATAACAGAAGCCAAATTAGAATTCTTGAATGAAATATTTTTGGGATGGTTTGACGATAAGATAGTATCAAAATAATAAACGTTATTACCTAACGAATAAATTTTTGTTATTATCTTTTCAACAGGATTAGGCGAAAATAAGATATTATTATCATTGAATTTATAGTTTCCTTTGATATTTATCGAACCGTCTAAATCTAAATCACCACTTATTTTAACGTTCCCATAAATTCTAACGGTTTCTTTATTATTTGTGAAATCTTCAGCCGAATTATAAGTAATCGGATTATTTATATCAATATAATATTTCGAATTATTATGATATAAATTGATACAAGAATTAGTCGGTTTATAACTATTTTTCATATAGCCAATTTGAAGTGGTCCTGTAAAATTGAAATCATCTGTAATATGATTTTTATAAATATACCATTTATTTTTATTTACAATACTCAAATTAGTTGAATCATCACAAAATTCTATTCCTGAATATTTGGAATTATCGAGAGAACGATAAAAACTAATAACACTATTATTAATTTTATTATTGTTCTTAGAATTGTTTCTTATTTGTAATGACATTGTTATATTTTGATTATTTAACAATGTCCCAATTCCTATATTAGTATTATCAATTACAGCATCTGATGTTGAACCATTCAAATATTTGATAGAACATAATTTTGAATTATTTTCATAATAACCATCATAAGAATTTATACCACCTTTGATATTTAATTTTTGCGGGTTTGCGATGATATCACTTTGAATAATATTAATATTCAAGTTATTTATATTATTGTAATTATTATAAATAATAGGAAGTTTGCACTCATAATTAGAGGTTCCATTTCTAAAAAAATATTTATTAGCTATGATATCGCCATTAATATCTAATGTTTTTTCGGGATTTATGGTATTTATACCGATTTTATTATTTTCCATTATTGCAAAATTTGGAACGGTCGTTTTTATATTTGCTTTATCTTTTCCAGCATAAAAATAAATATTATTCCATGATGTATTATTTTGTGTCAATATTATTAAAGAATTGTCTATTTCATTTTGCAACATATTCAAAGGACTATGTCCGATATATGCAATAGAACCATATGGAGTTATAGTAGTATCATTCAATAAGATTTCAAATTTTTGTATTTGACTATCTCTGAATTTATAAATATTCAATATTTCACCATTATAATTTAAATCAGTTATTCCAGTTGTTTTACCACCGACATTCAAATAATTGGTAACAGTCGAATTAGCTATTTCTCCTGCAATTGTGGTGTTATATCCCATTAAATTTATATTAGTGCCGTTAATCAATAAATTGCCAGTGATATCTAAAGTTTTTGTTCTTATATATTCAGAACAAGTTATATTATTGAAATAAGTTTCCGCAGTAAAATAGCATAATTTCTTAAAATCACAATAACCATTTCCAGTTACATTCATATTACTATTGACAGTTAATGAAGACGTTATCAAATTATTTGTATTGATATTATTAGTTATTTCAGCGTCTCCATAAATTTTTAATTTATAATTACTATTATCATTTCCGCCAATATAAACATTCGAATTAAATGTAAATTCGGTTTTATTAAAATTACCGCCTAAAATTTGATTTGCCTGCAATGTTAGGCCTCCTGCAGTTCCTTGTCTAATATAAATACTATCTAAATTAACTGGTTTTTTAGTTATATAATCATAAATAAGTATGTTATCGGCATAAACAGCACCATTTACATATAACTTAGGATATTCGGTTACGGAACTAACCGTTATTTTATTTTCATAATAATATTTATTATAAGTTATTTGATTTGGAATTGTATCTCTATTTATAACAACCGAACCATTAACATCCAATGACAATGAAGGATATGTAGTTATTGTATAATTTGGCAAGTCACTAAAGTCTTTATATAACTCGTTCATATTCGATTTTGATTTGCTTATATTAAAATGAAGAGGCATATTGGAAGATGTTATGATATGTGCGGGAGATGTGTTGATATTACCAATAATACCCATACTTACATTAGTCGGTTCTGCGTCATTTGTTAAATCATTATTTTGAATAATGAATTGAATATTATTAGCATTGTTATTGCAATGTCTAGATATTTTTAATGGGTTTAAATTACTATTAGATATGTCTTCATTACCTATAATAATATTATGAGTAGTATAAATATTATTTTCTAAATAATTTTTTACATGATAAAATAATAAATGTGATGATAACCTATTTAAGACTTGATTGAAAGTTGCCAAATTCTGATTTAAGGACAATTCATTATCGAGGATAATATTTTCAGCATGTATTGAACCAGAACATTGAATATTTCCAGATACAATTAATGAATTGTTAGGCTGTTGATAAATATTATTTCTATGGATATTAATACCAACAGCTTTATCTGTAACAACAAAATTATGAATATGATTTAAATTATTATTATCTTTTGTAACGTCATGAAGTAAATTAGGAACATCACCAACAGCTAAATAAGTTTTAATATAACCATCTTTAGTCAAATCCAAGTCGGTAATATCATTTAATCCGATACCGATTGAATCGAATTGTATTCGTTTATAATCCATCTATATATAATTAATTTTTAATAATTGTTTTATATATATGAATATTAAGAAGTTCGTATTATTGTTGATATATATAATAAACCTTCAATTCTATTTTACAATACCAATAATAATAAAAAAAAATTATACAAGAACTTATGAACAAATTATTGATTCGAAATAACCTCTTCGTTTTTAGGAGAATGTGGTGGTGGATTAGGTGAAGAATCGTCTAATCCTTGTGCTTTTAGTAGTTTTTTTATTAATCTTTCTATGCGTTCGAGATTACTATTTATTTCATTTAATTCATGTTCGTTGATTACTTCAGTTATTGAAGCCCGATAAGTATATTGTAATAGATGTCTTAAAAACGGCATAATATCTTTAATATGTTCTGTGGAATTCAAATATTTGTTTAAATAATACGGGTCGATATATAATAAGTCGTTTTTATGAACTTTGTATTTTACTAATTTCTTTTTTAATTCAGAATGTAAATAATCTTTCATATCTAAATAATATGGTCCCTTTTGTGATTGAAAAAGCATTTATTCTATCTTATAATAACTTTATTTTTTTTCATGATATGGATAAACCATAATATAATAATGCCTCCTTGCTTACATTGTTTTCTGCTTCTTTTTTAGAAAATCCTGTCGCAGTTGCTATAGTGTCGTTAAATCGGTTTTTTACGCAATAATTAAATATTTTTACGCTGTCTTTTGTTATAATACCCAATTCGCAAAATTTAGGCGTATCTTGCATTGAATGTTGCATATGTGAAACGAGCATATCTTTGTAATTTGTCTTTTGAATTATTAATTCACTAAAATCAATATAATTTTCGATAATATAAATAATCCATTTTTCAACAATGAAATATCCAGCACCTGATAATGTTATTAATGGTATTTTCTGTGGTAAAATAACCTTATCTTCTTCATTCTGAAAATCGATATATAAAGCTCCAATAAAGGCTTCGAATATATCTTCCATTATTTTATAATTATTTCTGCCATTTGCGTCTTCTACTTGTTTTGATATTATTGCGAATTTTGCGAAACCTATTTCATTCGATAAAAATCCTAACATCTTACCATTCACAATTCTTGTTCTTATTTTCGATAAAAATCCTTCGTTTTGGTCTGGAAATCGTGAATATAGATAATTAGCAACTACCATATTCAATATCGCATCTCCTAAGAATTCTAATCTTTCATAAGACATATCTTGCAATGGTATGCAATTTGCAGGACAATTGGCATTTCCTGTTTCGAAATCAGCATTTTTCATAGTACAATAAGATTTGTGAATAAACGCATTTCTATAAAGATTAATATTATTATATTTGATGTCTGTCAAACCGTTTTTATTAAAAAATGTCCTTAAATCACTGTCATTCAAAAGGATATTATTAGTATTATAGGGCATTTCATCAGTTTGTATTACTTTGGTCTTATTATGGATGCTATCAATCTTTTTCATATTTATATAACCAAAAAAAATAATGATTATATCATTTTTTATTTTAGTTATATAAATAGAGAATGGAGGAAAATCTTAATTTATTGACTAAATGCTATATTACAAATTGTAATAAAGAATCAAAAAAAAGAAACAAACTTAGAGATATATGGTTAAATAATTCTAATAAACTTTATCTTGATTATATAAATAAGAGTATTACTAAAAAAGAATATGATTTAAGACTTACTAAATTAGATAATGAATATCATAATTCTATTGAAAAAATAAATTTACACCAATGCGAAATTGATAAATGTTATAATTTAGTTAAAAAACATTTAAATTATTTATCAGATAAAAATAAAATAACAAAAAAAAATAATTATAAAATTGATGATTATCTTAAAATTCTTAATATAAATAGACAAAACATTATAAAGCCTATCTAAAAAAAAATCAATTTTGTTCCATACTAATTCTATTAGTTATTGGTGTTGATTGTTTGATAATTTTGCAGACTTCTTCAAATGTCATATTATTATCTTCAATATAATCTCTAACTTTTTCATAAGATTTATTAATATTATTAAATACAATTCTAATATCTTTATGTACTGGCATTTTGTATTTATTATAACTAAAAATCATAAATTCTTCAAATGATGGAAAATGTTTAATTTTCATATAACATCTTAAATAATCTGCATAAAAACTTTTTTGTTTATCAAATGATACTTCATTAATTTCTTCACTTATTTTTTTCCAATTTTCATTATAAACAGGTCTAAATGTTTTTA